CGTCCGCGCACGCGCCAACATGGACTTGTTCCGTTGGTCGTCGTGTAGATCTCGTCCTCGATCCTGATGTCTTGATCGCCGACGAAGTACATCGTTCCGGTCGTGCGCGTGTTCGCCCGTCCCTCGAATGGATCCTCCGACTGTGCGGACGGCTGCAGGAATCCCTGTAGAGTCAGGGTTGGATCCTTCGGAAGATACGACCAAGAGGAAGTTCCATCGGATTTCGCAGCGACCGTCGGACGGTAGACGTAGAACGTTCGCCCGAACCTGTAGATCAGCGACTCGATGCTCACAGGATCCTCCGGTACTGCTGCAGCGTCGTCTTCGCTTCGGCGTCGATCTCGGCAGACGATCGTGTGCTGTACGAATATCCACCGAGCGATTCCGACGCCAAGCCTCCGTCGCGCTTTCTTCCGTAGTACATGCGCGACGCGATCGACATCGTGGCTTCCTGCACGTCATAGGGGATCGTGGCATATCCGGCCGTGTAGTCGACGAACAGCGCCTTGTATCCGGCGATCTGCGGGCCGTAGACGATTCCCGTCGTGAGATCAGCCTGATAGTCGAACAGTCCTCCGCTCCACGCGGAGAGATAGCAAGTCGAGTACTTCAGGCTTCGGCCGGCGGTCTTTCGGAGATAGTTCGATGGGAGGTTCAGAAGAGATGTCGCTGAGAATCCCGCAATGCCCGAGATGTATGAAGCCATCTCCGCAGTAGTCTCGCGGCTGACAAACGTGATGGATTGATTCGACTCCGCTCCCGTACTCGTCACGCGATGAAGATGAACGTGGTCGGTGTCGACTGCGACGCTAACCATCACATCCGTCGGATCCGTCGAGTTGATTGATATCGCGTGATTCCAATCGACGCCGACGAAGCGGATCACGCTGACCGGATACTGGTTCAGCGCAAGCCTACGCTGTCCCGACGTGTCGTAGGTCTCCCTGTAGACCTGCTCCGTGAACACGCGTCCGCAGTACGATTCGACGGTCTTGCTTGCCCTGTCGATGCACTTCTCGAGGACGGCGTCATCGGTCGTCGCCGTGATGCCGAGGTTCAACTTCAAGTCCGCAAGGGTGATGAGGCTTTTCGCGTCTACGGCCATCGCTACTCCTTCGATCTCTTCATCGGCTTGGAAAGCACCGACGGCGAGTCGGTGAACAGCGGAGCAGCGGCCGCGATGCGCATGACGTAGCCACGCTTCAGGAGGTCAGCCGTCTCGCGGCCGGCTAGGTTCGCGACCGTCCCGGGACGAAGATCCTGCCGGCCGCGCTTGGGGTCGTAGACGGAGAACGGCTTGATCACCAACCATAGGTCATCCGACATTCCCGATTCTCCGATTGTCCCGGGCAGCCTATAGGGCTGCGTAGGGCTGCGGCCCTAGGGACGGCCGTCGAACCGTCCCGCAGGACGGATGGCCTAGGACTGTCACCGAGGCAGCGTATAGGGCGGGCGTCCGTTGTCGATGTACTCGGGATGGTACTGGTGGACAGCCATGAAGCCGTCGTCGGGCCAAGTGACGACCAACTGAAGGTGGCCGATCCGGACGCGCGGACAGAGGCAGACGCGCTTGCCGGCGTCGTTCAAGCGCATCCAAAAGGTGATGTCGTCGTCGACCTTGCCCTCGTTCCACCCGCCGTTCGGATCGGGCTTCGAGTGGAACAGCGGACGCGGGAGACCGGCAAGGGCCGAGGTTCGGATCATCGTCAGTCCGAAGTGGCCGGTGTAGATGTCGACGACGTCGGTCTGTAGAGTCTCCTCGTCGACCGTCGCATGGAATCCACCCTTGCCGTCCTTGATGCTGCACAGCGCGTTCACACGATCGCGCTGAATCTGCATCGGACAGACGGCCGCAACGTCCTTGTTCGCATCCATGATCTGCCACAGCCGGACGATGTCATGTTGGTCGAACACCGAGTCGTAGTCCACCGTCAGGATGTACTCGACGCCGTCGGCGATCGCCTGCTCCATCATGCGCTCGAGGCATTGGCTCCAAAAGACGCCCGTCGCGCGCTGCGCCTCGATGCCGAGCCGCATGCATGACTCATGCAGGACGGACATCGTCGTGGTCCAAGCGATCCTCGGAAGCGACATGATCGCGCGGACGTTGCGCATCGGAAGTTCAGGATCGGGGAGGTCATAGCGCATCGCCGTCGCGACGAGCATTCCCTCGGGCGACTTGATCATGCCCGTCAGCATGAATCCCGCGTGGTCGAGCGCGCGCTGAAGTTTCGTCCGGTTCCAAATGGACTTGAACCGTCCGTTGTCGAGCATCAGCATTTCCGCGCTGCCCGATCCCGATTTGTACGAGACGATCGCCTGATCGAAGTCGGGAACCTGCATGCGGAGACGCTGCTTCGGCTTCATCTCCAAAGCCACCTGCTGCAGATGCTTGATCGCGTCGTCCGTCCGCAGTTCCGCGAGGATGAATCCGATGTCCTTGTAATCGTCCATGCTGTCTCCTTGATCTCATCATAGCCAAAAGCGGCCGCGCGGCCCACAGGGAGCCGCGCGGCCGAGAGAGAGGAGGATCGCCGCTCAGATGTTGGCGACGTTGACCGAGTTCGCGAAAGCAGCGGTCGTAGGCGAGTCCTTCGACGCGTTGTACAGGATCGCTGTGATCTGCGAACAGGCTGTGGCCGCAAGGCCGAGGGTCGGCCTGATGTATCGCTTTCGTCCGCGAAGGTCGACGTTCCAAACGCACTTCGCGGTGGTGGTGACGGCCGTCGTGGTCACGAAGGTGACGCCGGTGGTGACGGTCGAGAACGTCGAGTTGTCATCGGACTCCTCGAGGATCGTGTTGGCCGCCGTCGTGTGAAGGCCACCAGTTGTGTTGGTCGACGCCACGAAGGTAGCGTACGAGTATCCGATGCAGTCGACCGACGATGCAAGGGTTGTGACGTTCGTGGCGCTGAAGGCCACGCTGACTTTGGGTTGGACTCGCATGTGTGTGTTCTCCTAGGAATCAGAGGGTCATCTTGATCATCGCGCCGGACGCCGATGAACTTCCGCAGTTGGCGCAGACGATGTCGAACCGCTGCGAACCACGAATGACGCGCTCGTCCTGCTCGAACGCGTTCAGCGCCGAATCGGAGAACGCGATCTGAGTCGAGCGACGATCGCCGAGGTAACAACCCTGCTGCATGTCGCCGATGTAGGCGAACACAGCGCCGGCACCCGACGGGTTGGCCGAAAGCACCTGAGTGAACTCGACCGGATAGCCGAGGAACGAAGGCGTGGCGATTCCACGCGCGATCTCAGTCGCCACCGCTCCAGTCGCTGCACCGCTGCCGGTCGCGTACATCAGGCGCTCGAACACGGCGTGGTACACCGACTTGTTGCAGAAGATCTTGATGTTCCCGCGCTGAGCGGCCCAACCGGGCAACTTGCCAAGGCCTGCGCTGATCTCGGCAAGCGTGACGCCCGACGTCGCAGTCGCAGCGCCGTCGCTGATCTGATAGGTCGCGTCGGTCAGGACGTTCTTCAGGCCGACGATCTGACCGTAGGACGAAGTGCCGTCGCCGTTGAAGCCGGCGTCATCCTCCTTGTAGGAGAACGCATACGCGATCTCGCCCGCGATGTCGTCGCCGATGTTCACGACGGCATCCTCGAGCAGTTCGTTGCTCACGGTCGTCAGCGCCATCAACTTCTTCGCCACGAGGTTGACCTGATCGAGAGTCTGAGTGCTCTCGGTGCCGGCGACCATCTCGCCGACGAAGTACGCGGTGAGGCCGGCAGCGCGCTTCGGGATGCGCAGCGTGTCCGACGCCATCGGCCACACGCGGGCGTTGCGACGGAAGACGCCGTACTGCTCACGAAGAGTGACCAGTTCGCTCTCGAACTCGTCGGGAACGAGGAAGCCGCCCTGCACGTTGACGCCTTCGCTGTGCGCCTTGCGGAGGATGATGCCGTTGTCGTTGCAGAACTGAGCCGACTTCTTGTGGCCCATCGCGCCGAGGCACCACGAACCGAATCGGAACGCGGAGGACTTGTCCTTGAAGTGCTTCAGGCGTCCGTAGACGCGCGCCGACTCCCACGCCTTCGGCTCGGCCGTCACGGCGAACTTCGGTGCGTCCTTGACTGCGCCGGACATCGCCGAACGCACGCTCTTGGTGATCTGCTCTTCGAGCACGGAGGTCTCCTGATTCTTCGCCGATTCAGTCATGGGCGCTTCCGCGCCTGCCGGGAGGATGTGGACGTCGAGCGTCTCCGGATCGACGGCCATGCCGTTCGAGTCCGTGATCATGTAGTCGCCCTCGAGGATCAACTTCTTCTGATGCAGCACGCCCTTCTCGCCCTTGATCTTGGCGGCTTGGGTAAGTGCGTCCTTGAACTCGCTGATGGTGATGGTCTTCATGTTTGTTCTCCGTGCGCCGTGTCCCGCGAGGAATGCTTGCAGGGCGTTCCGTAGGCAATCCGGTCAGGCGTAAAGCGCACCTTTCCGTCGTGCGACTTCTCGACGCACGATGGCTGCGACATCAATCGGACGGTCGTCCGCGCGGGATGAGTCCGAAAGCGCCGGCATCTCGATCGTCACGACCGTCCGCTTTGGAGCGTCGATGCCGAAGTAGGCCTTGGCAGCGCCCGGGCTGATCATGCCCTTCTTGACGGCCGTGATCAGCGCGTCGGGATTGCACTGAAGGGGCGCAAGGCTGATCTCGAGCAGTTTCCACCGACTGAAGATCGTGTGAACCATGTCGCCGTACTTCTTCCGGTCGACGTCGGTCGCGCGTCGCGTTCCGTTCGGCTCGGCCGCATATCCGACGCTGACTCCACGGACGATTCCTTGGCCGACGAGCGCTGCTGCGACCTCGGGAAAGAACTCGCCTTGATATCCATCGGGACGCTTTGCGAAGACGAAGTCGCCGACGATGTCACGCTCACGACGCTTCAGGCCCACGGCGCGGCCGACAGGCTTCGAGTAGTCGTGGTTCCAAAACAGAACGGGATTCGTGTCGAACTCGCGGCTGTTCATGCCGGCGGGAATCAGCACTTCTCCATCGCGATCCAATGTCTCGGCCGTGATCGTGGCGGTGAATCCCGACGCCGTCGTGTCGATCGACGCTGTAAGCGCCTTGCGGATCATCGTGGTCATGCCGGCTCCTTCCAAGGTCCGTTCTGCATCGCCAAGTCCTTCTCCATGTCCTTGATGATCGACTCGTAGTCGTCGATCAGTTTCGGTTGCATCGAGCACCTGCAGTTCGGATGCAGCGGTGGGCCGTCGACGGCCTCGTAGTCGAGAGTCATCTCGTTTCCGTCCGCTCCCTTCAGCACGGTGCCTTGTCCGAAGAACGGCTCGTTGATTCCGACGGATTCCGTCCCGAATGCGTCGGCCGCAGCCTGACAGAACTCGCACGGATCGGGAGCAAGCAGCCACGTCTTGCCTTCGACAAGTCCAGTTGACTTCCACGCTTCGGATTCGGCCTTGCGCGTCGCGCGGTTTGCTTCGGTTCGCGCGATCGTCAACGCACGCGACTGCGTCGCGCGGGCTGCGTCGCCCTTCTCGCCCGCCCATTCACGGACGCGATCAGCCAACTGCTTCGGCGTCTCGCCGGACTCGATGCCGTCGCCGAGGATCTTGCTCACGCGCACCTTCGTGTACTCGTTGACGCCACGCGCGACTCCTCGAGAGAGACGAACGGATTCGGAACGCGCATATGCATCGAGGTTCGCCGTGTCCGGATTGAAGTCAGGCATTGCCTTGGCGAGTTGCTTGACCGAATCGAGTCCGATGCTGATGCCGTTCTCGAGCGAACGCTGAAGGTACGGTCGCAACGCCTCGACGAGTTCGCGATCCCAACGAGCGCTCTTCAGGACGGACTCGACCTCGAGCGTGAGTTCTCGAGACGGGATCGTCGACGCGTTCAACTTCTTGATGACGGCGTCGATCTGCCGCTGCAGGACCTTGTCAACGGCGCGACCGATTCGGCTTTCGTCCTCGGTGATCGCGTCGAACTGCTTGGCGACGTCCTTGCGCGATGCCTTCGTGGCGATCGCGTATGACTCCGATTCCATCGACCACAGGGCCTTCTGCGAGACGGTTCCGTCGCACCCGCAGTCGCAGCCGGCCGACTTCCTACGACGGACGGGCTTGACCTTGGACAGTTTCGGATCACTCGACGATGCATACATCGAGGCGAGAAGGTCGTGACTGTCGACTTCCGTGGTGTTGCCGCTCGCGTCGCGCACCGTGTAGAGTTGGCGTCGGTCGGTTCGGCTGTTCGGATTCTCGACGCGCGACGAAACGCGCTCGTAGCCCATCGCCGACAGGCCCGCGTCGAACTGATCCACCGTCATGCGCCTCGGATTGGCCGGCAGCGCGACGTCATGCTTCTTCGGTGCATCGAGTTTCGGACTCGGAGGCTTCGGGGACGAAGCGGATGCCGATGAACCGGACGACGATCCATCCGATGCGCAGTCGTTCCCGGGCTTGAAGCCTCCTGCGCCCGAACCGCAGTCCTTGGTGCAGAGCGATTCGTCGACGCACTCGGAGATCCACTTGGCGAACATCTCGCCGTCCCATTTGGCGAACATCTCGACGTCCCATTCCTCGGACTTCTCTCCTCGCTGTCGGTCGAACTCGTCGCGCTTCCGCTTGGCCCAAGACCAACCTTCGTCGCCACCCCATCCCATCCATGCTTGCCATCCCGCGCCCTGTTCGTCCCAAGTCTGTCCCTGCTTGTCGGACTGATGACGCTCGAAGTACGCGACCATTCGCCTGATCGTGTCCTCGGAAAGCGACACCCGGTTCGATAGGTCGCGCGCACGGGCGATGCCGACGGCCGTCATCCCGCGCTGCGATTCCGGCTTGGATTCGCGGACGTCAAGGGCGCGTCGTGCGTTGTCAGCGACGACCTGCGGTGGCTTCGTGTCGACGTCGCCGATGGCCTTCTGCTTCTCGCCCTCGCACATGGAGATCGCGATCGCGATGGCCTGATCCTGCGGATAGCCCTCGCCCATCAACTTGCTGATCTTCTCGCCGACGCACGGATCAGTCGCCTTCTCGTCGACAGCGCCGAGGATGTGCTGCGGGTTGCCGTGGCATCCACATGAGGCAGACTTCGTAGCAAGGGCAGTCTCAGCCTGTGCGGCTTGATCCGTTCCGTCCGTGCCGTCAGATGCGACGGACGCCGTAGCGGCAGGCTCCGTGGCCGTAGCGGGCAGGATCGGCATCGCGGGCGGGACGGCCGGCTGTGGAACGCCACCGAGCGGCTGATTGGAGAATAGGAGACGGTCGGCCGCCGGATCGTCGACACGCTCGAGGCCCTCGCGGACGCGGGCCTCGTTGACCGTCATCAGTCCCGTCGCGACCGACGTGCGCGCCTTCTCGAACTCGAAGCGCTCGTCTGCCATGACTGGATTGTCGTAGGCAAGGAACGCGTCGCCCTCGATGCCGAAGAGAGGAAGAAGAGACTGGTTCAGCACTTCCTCGTCCATCCGAAGCAGCGGAAGGATCGTGTTGGACTTCCACGACGCGAAGCCGACCGTCGCCGATGCGAGGTTGGGATCGTTGGCCTTAAGCATCGAGACGGGAACGCCGAACACGGCAGCGATCTCCTCGACGATCTCCGATCGGCCGGCAAGGTCCTTCGGTGGGAACGAGAGCGGCTTGATGTCGATGTCGGTTGACGCCGTGAGGAAGCGCCCTGTTCGACGACCTCCGCGCAACTTCTCGTCGATCTGCGTCTCGAGTCGCTCGAGTTCCTCCGCGCTGACAGCGCCCTTGATCGTCATCAGCCAGTCGGGACGGGCCTTGTTCGCAAAGAAGTGGAAGTCCATGTTGTGGACCTCCTCGTTGGACTGGACAGCGCCCCAAGCAGCCTCGACCTTTCCGATGCCGTAGTACATGTCGGCGGGATTCGGCCGCTTGAAGTGAATCACCTCGTCGGGAGCGAAGAACCTCCGCTGTTCGCGAGTCGCGCCATACAGGTATCCGTCGAGGAATCGCTCCTTGCCCGGGATGATCTCGACCCATTGCGAAGGCATCGTCCACAGTTCGACGGGAATCCCGAGCGTACGGTCGATCACGGGATGCAGATACGCGTTGCCCGTCAGTTCGGTGTACAGCACTCGAAGGACGGTCGCGTCATATCCGTTCTGATACGGGTTGACCTTCTCGAGCAGGTCGAGGACAGGATGGTTCTCCGTCACGACCTCGAACTCGTCGCCGTACTCAGCAGCCTTCCGCATGACGTGGCGCGACGGGAGTTGATCGAGGCCGCCGGCAAGGAACGCCTTCGTCCTTCGCGATACGGGCCGCGTCTCGTAGAGTTTCATGCCCGGACGCGAACGAACGTAGAGCCGAAGAGGCTGAGACGCGACGGCGACGGCGTTCAGGTTCGCGGCCGCATATACCCACGACGAGTAGGACTTGACGGCCGCTGCGTACGAGAACGGCTGCTTCTTCGCATCCTCGCCCTGCGACACGCGCATGGACGCGCGGAGATAGTTGACGTTGTTGAAGGCGGCCTTGATGCGCGAGAGCATGTTCATCAGATGACCTTGAGTATCAGGGGTTTCTTGGCACGCCTCGACATCAGAGCGAGGGAAAGCGCACACACGCCGTCGTCATGTCCGGCCGTCGCCTCGTACTGCACGGCTCCCCTTCCTGAGTATCGGAAGCCGAACGCCTCGAGTTCATTCCGCAACCAACCGTCGGGGAAGCGTATCTCCTTGGTCTGAATCGCGATTTGAAGGCCTTCCATCAACTGCTGCTTGGTCTGCGACGTGAACTTGTAGCCTTCCACGCGACGGCAGACACGCTTGAGATCCTCGACGATCGGATCGCCGACGCCCGTCGAGTCGATCTGCGCCGGCAAGTCGCCGATCATCCGCGCGAGGCGCTCGCGCGTGACGTGCCACGGCGACTGCCATCGCTCGGCTCTGCATACAGCGCCGTCCGCATCGAGCGCGATTGCGACCGTCCAGTCTTGGCTCTTCGCGAGGTCGACACCCCAACATTCGGGCTTGCCATCGGACAGCGGCCCGATGCAAGATCGGATCGCGTCAAGTCCGAACGGGTTGCCGCCGTCCTCAGCCGGCACGCCTTCGTATTCCTGCATGAACACTTCGGTCGGAAGCATCCTCCGCGCTGCCTCGATCTCGTCGGGATCAAGGAACGGATTGCGCGCGCTGCCGACGCGGAATGCGCGCATCTGTCCGGTCGTGTCGGATTCGGCCTCGAGGAACAGACGATGAAAGTCGCCCGTTCCCTTGGGCGTTCCCAAGAACAACGCCCGTCCCTTGCGATCTGTCAAGGTCGCGCGCGTGGCTTCGCGCCAGTTGCGGAGAAGCACAGGAACGAATCCCGCCTCGTCGAAGACGATCAAGTCATAGTCGCGGCCGCGTCCGGCATCCTCGCCACCCTTTCCCTCGAGCGACCAAAAGTCGATCGTGCCGCCTGTGCGGAGCGTCATGCGCTTTTCCATGCGATCGTGCGAACGGATCAGCCGGCCGAGTGACTTCTCGAATCCACGGACGGGATCGGCGAGGTACTTGTACGAGGGCGCGAACCATCCGACCTTCTTGCCGGCGATCGCTTCGTACTGAGCGACGACGTGGCCGAACGTCGTCTTGCCCCATCGTCGGCCGATCTCGAGGACGCTGAATCGCGCGAGGTTCCTATAGACTTCGCGCTGCGAGTCGTGGAACACGCTCTCGATGGCGGGCAACTTCACGATCACGCATTCGTCCCGTTCCTGTTGATCGGCTCGATGATCACCGTCTCCTCGCGCACGGTCTCGTCGATCTTGTCGCGCTGTCCGAGGAACTGCTTGCCGAGCCAAATAAGCATAGTCGTGTTGCCGGACTTCGCCTTCTCGTACTGCCAACGGCGCAGCGACGTCTTCATGCGTTCATGCCCTTTGGCGATGGCGGCCGTCGCGCGACGTTGAAGCGTCCGCTCGGAGCAGTCGCACATGACGGCGATCTCCTCGAGCGTGCATCCGATCGACGCATAGATCTCGATCTTCTCGAGATCCAGTTTGGTCGAATACGATCCCTTAGGCCTTGCCATCTGTTCCTCCGATCAACCCGCGAAGGTTGTCGTTCTTCGGCGTGCGCACCTGCTTCAACTTCATGCCGAACTCGTTCGGCGTTTCGGGGATCACGACGCCCTTCTTCAACCTCAACGGCGTGTCGAACTTCGCCCAATTGTTCGCGACGACGTGCTGTGGCCGCTTGAACCGACGTCCGACCGACACGACGCCGGGCCATACGCGCTCGAGCGAACGCGCCATCTTCAGACGGCCGTCGCCCTTGTAGAGTTGCGCCGTGTTGCCGCCCTTCATCGTCATCGTCGCTGCCTTGACGATCAGGAACGCGTTGAACAGCACCGTGCACCATCCGTCGGCAAGCACCTGAAGGCACAGATCGGTGTCCTCGTTGTAGCGACCTCGCCAACGGTGCGGAAGGTCGTTCCTGATGCACAGGCATGAGTACACGTGGACGTTGAGGTTGAACGGAGGTGCCTTGCCGCGCGCAAAGAAGAGATAGTTCATGCCGGCGATGGCGATGTTGTCGTATCGGTCGATGAAGTCCTCGCACGCGACGAATGCCGGCCCTGATTCCATCGGGATGCGCTTGCCGGCGTTCCATCGACGGATGCCGCTGATGTTGTCGTCGAGGATCCAATGCCGTTCATGGCCGGCCGCGATCGAGTGCTCCCAACACCAGTTGCGCGCGGGAATCCCTCCCAAGCCGAGGTTGCTGAAGGGAAGTTTCAGCAGCCGATCGGGACGGACGTGCTGCGCATATGCGTCATACTCCTGCGGCTCGATGACGACGCGATAGTCGACGCCGTCGCGCTCGAGGAATCGCGCCGTGAGGCAGCAGTCGTGACGGCCCTTTGAGATCACGTAGATCGGATAGCGGGTGACGGTCTTGTTCATGGGACTCCGCTCGGCGTTCGACGACGCCGGCAAGTTCACTCGTCGGACTGATATCGCATCGCCGTGAGATCGTCGCGCGGACGATCAGGCCAAATGGTCGACCACACAGCACCCTCGCCGTGCGACTTATGGACGACCGTCAGGCCCGCCATGGCCATGAACTTCTCACGGTCTTCCTTCGACTCGAACTGCACGATCAACTTGAGCACGTCGGGCTTCGGAACGTACTCGGGCATGCCGACCCATTCGGCCGCCTCGTTGATGTCCTTGATCTCCGACTGCGGACGCGTCACGAACACGAGGTTCGCAAGCATCTTCTCATCGTAGCCCGTTCCGAAGAGGCCTTCGGTGTCGGTGTCCTTGATTTCCTTGAGGAGTTCCGACAGCATCCGGTCGTCGATCTCGGCAAGGCGAGACACCTCGTTGTCGCCCGTGACGATCTTCAGGGCCTTCGGATCGTCAGGAGACAGGTCGACCTTGATCACGGGGATCTTCTTCAGCCCGATCTGCTTCGACGCCTGCACCACGCCATGGCCGGCAAGGATAGTTCCGTCACGCGCGATCACGACGTTGCGATAGAAACCGTGTTCGCGGATCGACTGGACGAGATGGTCAAGTTGATCCTGAGGATGCGATCGGTAGTTCCTCGGGTGGGGACGGAGCGCATCGACGTCGACGATCTCCGTTGCCCTGATCTGTGGCGCGTCGACGTTCATCGCGGGATCTCCAGTCCGGACTCCCCGTGGATCCACCAGTCCTCGATCTGAATCGGCGGCCCCTTGTCCTGCTTGACCTCGGCCGTGGCGAAGTAGATGTAGCCGGCCCGATACATCATCGTGGCCATCTCTGCCGCGCGACGATGGCCTCCGGGCCTGTATCGGTCATGCTCGACCGTCGCGATGCGGAACTTGAACTTGTCGAGCGGAAGCGATTGCAGCACGCTGTGCGTGAGATCCGGCGGCTCGAGGTCGAGCGACAGGTAGTCGATCCATCCATTCACGGCGATCCGCGAGAACAGATAGTCCCAATCGGCCGTCGTCGCGTCGTCGTGTGCATAGATCTGCGATCGCGTCTGAAGATGCTTGCAGAGGAGATCGGCGTCCTTCTCGCACACGATTCCGCTCCATCCGAACGAGTGGTGCAGGGCGTGGGTGTTGCTGATCTGAACCGGATCGCCTGCGCCAATGTCGACGTACGTGCCGTTGCGCTTGTTCCGCGTCATATGCGCGACAAACTCGTCTTGGCCGAGTTGCGACTGCCATTTGATCTGCATGGTTGTCTCCTGCGCGCATACTCGCGCCGGCACCGCGTTCCGTCAAGTCAGCGGTCTGCGTCGATCTCGAGCAGCAGTTGATCGACGTAAATGCTTCGCGCCGTGGTGCCGACGGACTTGAGGATGTAGACGGACACGGCAGTTGCTCGAGCCGAGCCTGTTGGGATCGAATCGGATGACGCCGTCGATCGCGTCGCCTTCAGCACGCCGTCGATGTAGAACCGCGCTGTCGATGCGTCTTTGTTGACCACGATGTCGAACGTGTGCCAGTTCGTGTCGGCCGCCACGCCTGTGTCCGTTGCACTCGTCAGGGTTCCACCCGATGAGTAGGACATCGCTGTCCAGTTGCCCGATGACGCGCCGTGGGTGTATTGGAAGTAGACGCCGTCTGTTGGAGTTGTCGATGTACGGTTGTCGCTGAATCCGATGGTGACGGAGAACGTCTGCGCGGCGACAGACAGCGTCGGGATCTTCAGCGTGCAAGAGATCCTGTGTTCGCGCGTTCCGAAGACCACCGAGTCGACGGCGTTCGAGCCGATTCCCGCGCTGCCTGTCGCGCTCGTCGACGTGTTGGAGTCGAGGACGCCGACGCGGTTGCCGTCGGTGTTGGTCGCTGCCGTCGTGAACGTGTTCACCCCGCCCGTAGCGAAGTTCGTCCAGTCAGCGGCCGCGTTCATGTCGCTGAACAGAATGGCACGCGATCGCACCTCGCGTTCGACCGGACTCGAGGTATAGCGGACGATCGGCATCTACTTGTCCTCTGCCACGAACGAGGGCGGAACGCAATACCAACCCTCGGGGATCCTGATGCAGTTCTCCGAAAGTGTCCATGTGCCGTCGACCATCGTGTAGACGCGAACGTCAGCCTTCGGGCCGATCCTGATCGGGCTTTCCTCCGGCACGAAGACGGTTCGGTTGCCGGCGCAACCACTCAGAGATGCGACGGCCGCCACGGCGAAGAGTGCCGACGTCGCGATCTGCGTCACGCGCCGTCGACGGCGTGGACGCGGACTGTCCGAGCATCCTGACAAGGACCTCGACGATGGCAGCGACGATGCGTTCAATCATGGTCTCCTTCTTCGTTCAAGCGTCCTCGCCCTCGAGCGCGCGCACCCTTGCCTCAAGCCTTCCCGTCGCGTCGCGGAGTCGTTGAATCTCGTCGGCCGCGTCCTCGAGTTCCCGCCTGACCTCAGTCCATAGCGTGAACATCGGCGACGACGCAAGCATGCGCA